CCCAAGTTGGGGACCTTGTGACCGCGCTGCCGCTTCTTTTCCGTCTTCGCCTTCGCTTTTCTACCCTTCGCCATGTAACACCTCCTTTTCGATTGCAGCCCGTAGGCCGCTAACGTCAACGTCGAGCAGAGGCGCGGGGTAGTTGTTGGCGACATGGCGCCGGATCAGCCCGATTTTGTTGGAAACACCGGTGAACAGCGGCGTATAGGCCGCTTCAACCTCTCGCTTATCTTCCAGGAACTGCAACAGCGCGGAGGGATCGCCTTCAACCGCTGGCGCTTTGGCCTGTAGCAGTTTTTCAGCCCAAAGCCAGGTGCATAGCGCCCACGAGCGTTGATCATCTAGGCCGAGAACATAAGCAACCGCATTGTTCCAGCCATTGAAGAGAGCTTTAATCAAATCAAGGGCGAGAATGGAGCAACCACCACCACGCACCACCACACCACCACCGCTACCGGCATCGTCGTCATTTTTGGAGGAGGTTTGGTGGTGGTGGTTCTTTAAACCAATTGGTTCTTTATATGGTTCTTTTATATATAGTGGGCGTTCATGTGGTGAACAACCCCCCCCTCTGAGGCCGTTCATGTGGTGAACAACCCCCCGTTCATGTGGTGAACACCCCCCCCCGTTCATGTGGTGAACAACCCCCCCTTTTTGAGCCTTCTTGTATTCAAGTTTTGCGCTCAAAGATTTGTGATCTTCGGCCCACAACACGTTGGGCGACCACAGATCGGGAATGGTGATGTTCCATATCGGCTGGCCGTCATCGCGGGTTCGCTTCTCGCCGCACAACAGACCCTTGTCAATCAGGGACTTGCGCACATCATGCGCTTTACCCCGGCTCATCATGGAAAGGCAGGCCAGTTCATCGGTTGTCAGTTCACAGGCTCCCTGCTCACCGATAATTGCCTTAATTGTTCCCCAGAGTGTGAACTCATACGGGTCAGCGCACACCGCCCAGACCAGCAAAGGGGTAATGGCGAAATATTTGCGATCCCCGCTGTTATCGGTAATTTTGTTGACCGGCATCACACACCGCCTTGGATGTAAAACGCCTCGGAGCGTTGGGGATACTCAGTAAATGGCGCCGGGTCAGTGTCGGTTTCGTCGGCAGCCCAGCGGATAAGCCGATTGATGATCTCCTGCACGTAGGTCAGTTGCAAGTGCCGCGGCAGCTTATCGGCAGTTTCCAGCACCGCCAGGATAGTCAAGCCAGTGCTTGGAAATGGCGAATAGTTGCGGCACATATCCGCGTAGGTCGGGATGTGGCGTTGTAGCTCGATGTTGACATCTTCGACGGTGGGCAGACGAAAAGCCAAAATATCGCCGGGACTGTAAATGTTCGCTTGCCACTGTACGGCAGCGTTGCGCCGGCGTTCGTCGGCGTCGCTCATCTGTTCGACGGAGTGTTCAAAATAATTCGTGTTCGTGGACATTGTCGGAAATCCTTTCGTTGAATCAATAGGAAGGCCGCCATTGCGTCATTTTTGCGTTTTGGTATCAATAGACCACTTTGCAATTATTTCGCTATGGCGGTTGAATTTCTGGCAGAAACAGACCATGCATGGCGCATAGCAGGGCGCACCATCGGATGCTTTCGTCATCAGTTGAAGATAATCGGGTCACTTTCATCGATCATCCCCATCGAGACTTTAAGTGCAATGTCGGTCTCGCGGCTAAGTTTCGCCACCGCGATTAACAGCGCGGTATCATCTGCGGTGCAAACCGCCAGGCAGCGGCGGAAGAGCTTGGTGGCGTCCAAATTCAGATCGGCCAATAGTGCGATAGCGTCCAGTTTTTCTTGCTCAGACATTGTCGGAAGTCCTTTTTTGTTACAAAATTGTCATGTATGCCGGTCAGAAATCATTCAGTCCTTACAGCTATAAGCGATCGGTCCGAGGCTTCACCCGCCGACCATCGGCCGGTACTGACAGTTACTAGTTCGGTCGCCCTATCGGTTGTTAAAGTGCTTTCGCTGCCGGGTTACTCTGTCGGAAGTCCACCCCAGGCAGCGCTATTTCTGCTGCTCGACTGCATTCCAGTTTAATCGAATTCCGTTGCGTTCGGCGTATTGCTCAAGTGAATCGCTGTGTACCCGAAAGCGGGTTTTCGATCCTTCAAGGCGATCAAACTGCAATTCGCCTCTATCGCAAAGCCTACGCACCGTGTCTCGACTGACTTGCAGCACCGCAGCAGCTTCACCAGTTGAAAGATTTTGCATTTTCGTTATCCCCTGTTGCTGCACTTGCGTTACTTGCTGCGTTTGCAGCATATCATACCGCCCGTCGCCTTGTCAACCCCCAAAAATGGCGTTTTGTTACAAATCCGTAATATGACAGGGGTTGACAGGTCAAATGTTGCATGGTATGGTGACATCGTGCAGACATCGGGAGTCGGTACAATAAAAAAAGCCCTACCTGGTTCACTGTCGGAAGTCCACCAAATAGGGCTTTTTCGCGTCCTATGTGGACGGGAGTCAGTGACGTTGCTGAAGGGGCAACGCCATCTAAATTAATAATCGGTTAAATTGCTTAGATCCTTCGGTCAAAGGCCAATATTGCCCCAACTCGGATTTTGCGCAACCACAGCGGGGGCGCGAAGTAGTTTCATCACCTCACGCCAACGATTCCAGGCGCGCCGGCCATTCTCGCCCAACTGAGAAAGCAGAAGCGACGATGACGCTGCCGTCTGGGCATACGCTTCCGTTGATTCCATTTCCCAATGTACGCGGAAATCAACATGGGCCATGATTGCTTCAATGTGTGCATCAGGAACGGTGATTATATCCGTGTCCGCGCCGGGTATGCGGTGACAGCAAGTGTAATGCAAGATTGCCGTTTCGCCAGTGGTGACAGTCTCCGCGAGGACAATTAGCCCGGCATCATTATCAGCATTAGCCGCAACGCTATCCAGTGGCGCACGAAGAGCAAAAACGTCCCCGCCGCGCCGGAAATCCGCGCTATCTTCCGAGACCTGGTAAATATACTCGGCTGGATCTTCCCCCGCCGGATATTCGACCATGTGAACATTAAAGATCTGATGATTAGCTGGAAGATCGTATGCCTGCGTGCCGGTGGTTAGGCCAAGCGAGTAGCGTAGGCTACGCGGAAATTCGTTGGAATACGCGCGGATAGAGTCGCCAATAAACCCGTTAAGTAAACCATCTGTCCAATCACTGTTGAGCGCGGACGCCTCCCGGCACCTGGTACGCAGATCGAAAAGAGTTATTGCCATGTCATGCTCCTATGAGTGTTACAGCAGTCGATTCGGTAACATGCAGGTCAAGCGCATGATCTAACCGCAAAATCGTCGCCGTCGCAACCAGCAATGGATCGTAAGCGCCCAGGAATGCAACCCAGGAGCCGACGCCCGCCGCCCAATCGACCCCATTGTCAACGCTGCGATGCAATCCGTTCGCCGCCGCTGCTATTACTGTATTCGCCCAATCGCACGTGATGGCGGCAAGATCAACACTCGATCCCGCCACCGTTGGCACCGTGTAGGCTACCGCCCATGTCGCGCCGTTATTGGTGGAGCGAAGGATCTTCCCTGTCTCCGTGCAGGCCAACCAGACATTGGCATTGTTTGCAGTCATGCCATTGATAAAGTCGCCGCTACTACCCGTGTAGACCGCCGCGCCCCAGGTAAAGCCATCGTCAGTTGATCTGTAGATTCTTGAAACCCCGGCATTGACAAAGGTGCAGCACCATGCTGCCCCATCTACCCCAACCGCCGCAACGCCCGTACCCGCCAATGTTGCCGAATGCGTCCACGTTGAGCCGCCGTCATCGCTCCAATAGACGCGCCCGCTATCCCCAAGCGCGACCAGTGTATCGGATGCCGGACGAATAGCAACAGTATTGACGTTGCCGGAAGCGGCCGTGTAGACCGTTACCCAAGTTGCCCCGCCATCCGTGGATTTCAGGATCTTTGCTCCCGCTGTTGCCCAAAATAGCGACGAATCGCCGCATACCTGACCACCCCCGGTCGCGCCCGCGGACGTATGTACTAGTGACCACGTCACGCCGCTATCTGTGGAGCGATAAAGATAGAAAGTGGTTGATGAGCGCGCCAGGGCAACCCAAGTGCTACCACTGCCACCGTAGGCAATAGAATGGATCTGGCTTTTTTCGGTATCCTTGACCCTCCTCCACGTCATGCCCCCATCGGCAGATCGATAGAGCTTACCGCTACCAGACGCGCCGACAATCCACACGCCAGCGCGATCAGTGGCAATGGCACCCAGGCTTTCAGGATAGTATCGCTGAGTCAAAGACGCCTTGCTGTTGGTGTCGGTGGAGAGCAGCACAGACGACAATACGCGGTCACTGGTGGATTTCGCCAGCACCTGACCATTATCAGATAGGGTAAGGCTATTCAGAACACGGCTATTTGCCTCTGTTCGTAGGACTGTTGCTCGTGGCATTAGATCGCCGCCTTCCCACCTGCACCGCGGTACTCGTCAGCCGAAACACCGTGCAGGGCGATCAGCCCGCCCTCGGCGGTTTTACTGTCGATCTGGATGTTGACATCCGCTACTTTATGTTTCTTGCTGCGTAGAAACGCCTTGAGCTGCGGCTTGGTCTTTTTAGTGCGCTTAGCCATTAGGGTACATCCTCCACAAAGAGATAGTCGGGATTTTCGGCCAGTTCGTCCAATACTGCCTCGCTGGCCCAGATCCGGACCATGCAGGTTGGCGCCTGTGGCACTTGACCGATCAGGCTCCACCCGTCGCCCTCCTGTGGGCCATTGGGCGCGATTTGCCCCATGCTCAGTTGTGCGCCTACGCCCTCCACGAATGGAACGATAAAGATTGCGCTTGCCATTATGCCCCCGGAAAATCAAACGGAATGATGACGCCACCGAGACTAAATTCGCTGAATGTGTTGCCGCCGTAAGTGCTGAACAATCCGTACCGCGTGTTGCTGATGATACTGGCATCGCTCACAGTCTGGTCGGTGCCGCGCTGGCTGCCGTTGTACCAGAGTTGGAAAGTGTTGCCGCTCGGTCGCCTGATTTCGATTTGGGCGTTGGCGGTAAAGGCCACGGTCGAAGTAATGAGATTTGTATACGTGCCTGCAACGCATTTGTCTAATAGAACGCTAGTTCCATTGTGATAAGCAATAAGAAAATTTTGCGGGCTACTGGCGCTGTCCAGTAGTGCCACAACGCCGGACTGTATGCCGGTGGTCAGTGTGGCGATTTTGGCCGCTGCGGTCTGGTTGGACGATGCGCCGGCGATGGTGGCGAACAGGCTTGGCAATGAAATTGCTTTAACAGAAAAATCATCCGCAAAATGTTCGTTGGCAGCGCCTGCGGTTGACGCCTGGATACGGATGGCATTACTGCCGCTGGAAATGGCGCGAACGGTTTGAGCAAAAGTCGTCCACACCCCCGCCGGCGTCAACGTGCGGGTAAAGTCCGCAACGCCGCCATTATTGCGCGTGACAGTAATGGCGAGACTCGCTGCATATAGCCAGCCTTCCAGGCGGTACCAGACAAATGCGCTCATCGAGAAATTTGCAGATAAAATGCCGTCGCCAATCGCGTCGCTAACCCACATGCGCGAGTATGTACCACTACGAACCTGTGCAGAGCTACGCTCGTTGGCCGTTGGTGTGGCAAAATTAGTCCAACTACTGTCTAATTCCATGTCGCCATTCGTTAGCAACTCGCTGCCCAGCGTCGGCGTGTTGTACGCATTGCCCCCGCTCACGGCCCACGTCGCGCCCGTCCAGCGATTGCGTCGTTGGCGGCGCCCGACGCCACCAAGCAATAGCGGCCCATCGCCAAGAAGTCTATCGATGATCATCGCAGCACCGTCAGCCAACACACTTTTTCACCAGACACATCGGCATTAAACCAATATTGATTCAGGTTGCCAGCTAACACAACGCCCTCGCCGGGGTTGAGCGGAAAGCCGTTGGCGCTGCTCACTGTATCGCTGCCATTGTTGCCGACCCAGACCGTATCCGTGTTGTCTGGATGCGCTTTGACAGCCACCCCGGCAACGAATGGCACATCGGGACCTTGCACGGCGGTTCCCGCGGTCGTCACCGTGATTTGTCCGCTGTAAATGTTCATAGTAAAAGTTTCTCCCTGATCTGAGCGAGGCCCTTTTCGTTGACGCCAGAGACGGCCAAAAGATCATCATCGGCGGCATCGCGTACAGCTTCCAAAGTGGTAAAGCCAGCCTTGATCAGCACCGACGCCAGGCGACTATTACCGAGTGCTTCGGCCAGAGTTGGGACAATCAGCGTCTGGTCCTCCGGTGGCTGCTGTGAGCCAAGGATCGCCTGTAGTTTGATCAACTCCGTCGCTAGCACACGCACCGCAACCACATGATCGAATTCGCCACCACTTGCAATTTTGTCGAGCATGATCCCTCTTTTCGTGCGCCGGCGTCATCGGCGTTGCCACCGAGTGACGCCGGCAAACATCGTCATTGTTGCCGCTTCTGGAGAAGTTTAGCCTTCCAGGAAATAAAAGACGATTTGGCAATTAGCCGCAGCCGTGCCGCTAGCGCCGTCATAGTCCAGATCCCAGGCGACAATGTCGCTTTTGGCAAAGCGGTAGGGCTGATTGGCGGTCGCCAAGGTGCCGTTGTAGTTAGCCGAAGTAACGAATGTTGGCGTACCACTATCCCCACAGTCAACGCCATCCAAAATACCGTCCCGGTCGGCGGACGTGCCAACATCGAGTAAGGCATTCGTTGCCACGCTGTTAGATATCGAGACCGCCTCTAAGGTCGCCCCAACCGGCAATTTGAACTCACCGCGGGCGTTAGCCGCCAGGGTGCCGTGAAGATGCACTGTCACCGCAAAACGCATTCCTTGCATTGTCGTATCCTTTCTCAGGAGGTGATCGGCAACCCGATCACCTCGTCATTCGCTCAACTCAAAATTAGACGTTGGATTTGCCGATACCGATATAGGTGGAAACGCCTACCGCAAACCAATCACGGACCTTGACCGGAAGCGTGTCGTTTGTGAACATCAACCCGCTCGTCTCACTGGTCACGGTGAAGATCTCCGGCATCGGATGAGAGCCGCCACCCTGCGCCGCGGCGTAAGCCATGCAGATCGGCGCGTGCAGTTTCGGATCGGTCATCGCTGCCCAATCGTTGGCGTCTGTCCACTCTGGCACAGGGATCGGGACGGGCCGCGGGTCGCCGGTGCGGGTCTCGCCGTAGATGTTGCCCTCCTGAGCCGTGCCTGCGCTCGTCGGGCGGCCAACCATGTCAGCGCCAGCGCCCCGACCGAAGGTGGTCAACGCCGTATCAAATAGCTCAATCGGGACAAGGCAATATTTCGGCCACATGCCCAGTGGATGCGACGTGCCTGGAACGCTCTGCTCCCAGATCTTCTGGCGCATACTCGCCCAAGCCGCAGCGGAGAAAGCGGTCGTCATAAGGTTGCCGTGATTGGCATGAAACAGCGCCGTGGAGTCATCGGCCATTGTTGGGCCGACGCCGCTGGCCTGCGTGAAGATCCCGCCAACAGCCGCCGAGCGGGTGCGTACCGCCGCCAGCGTGAGGGCTTTCGGAATGGCGCGCATCCGGACAATGTCACTCTTGCGGATCATTTCCAGGGTAATGCCAACGTAGCGCCCGCGCTTGGAAAAGGTCATGCTCTCCTTGCTGTCGCCGGGAGTCGCTTCAGTGTAGGCGCCGCCTTCGCTCACGGTGGGAAGATTGGCCAGGCCATCCACGTAAATCATTTGAATATCGTGTGTGCTGCCATCGTGTGGAACCACATCGACAACCTGTTCAAACCAACGGTAGGTCATCATGTTGTCATAGTGGGCAGCGATCACCTTGTTCAAGGCATTAACAGCCATGCCAGCCATTGCGGTGGTCGTCGCTTCGGCAAACTGCGCTTCTTCGGGGTTGAAGACGCCCCAAAAGTTGCTGTCACCGGTCATGGCGACATACAAGCCGGCCAGATTCCGCATACTCGGCTTGGGCATCGCCACATTGGCCCCAAACATCCAGTCCCAAGCGTTTTGATAGTAGTCGCGCTGGGTGATCATGTCTCGCTCGGTAATGATCGGCGCCATGCCCTTGACCGCACTTTGCTGGAACGCGGAAAGATAAGTGCGTTCGTCCTCAATGGCATCGGCCAGGCCGTCAGGCGTGGCAAAGGTCTGCCGCTTGAGCTTGTCCTGAGCCGCCTTGGGTAGGCCGGAAGCCATCAGCATGGCATCGCGTGCCGAATTCTGTAGCGCCACTGCCCAAGGATTTGGTGCAGCAGCGCCATTGTTGCCGGTGCCACCAGGCTGACCAGCATCGGCGGGTGTAATGGTAGTGGTTTCTTCCACAGTCGTTTGTCCTTTCAGATCAACCCCACGAGCATTAAAATACTTTTGCGCAACTTCCCAGGCTTTCGCCTGATCAACGCCATACCGCGCTAGCATGGCGTCTAACTCTATGAAAGCGGCCTCCGCGGTTTGATTGCTACCCCATAGCGACGAAGAAAACAGCCCGTCGCGGTTAGCCGCTGGTTCATCTACAACATCGCAGGCGGAAAGCTCATCAAAGCGTAGATATGGGCGCTTCTGTTGGCTGTTAAGTGGCTTTTCCTTGACCTCTACGCCGGTTGCCGGGTCAATCCAAGCCATTTGGGTTTTCCGCACAACTACGGACATTCCAAAAGCGCTTGCGTCCTCTTCGGCCAAATCCATGACGTACTCAGCCAGATCGCCGTCAGGTGAGTTTGAGGCGCTTTCGGCCAGATGTAGATCGCCCAACGCCTTTGTACCGTCTTCCGACAGCCGCAGGTCCTTGATACGCCCCAGGAATTTACCCATGCCGTCTGTAGATAAACCGGGATGAGTAAACCGCGCCTTGACCCCTGCTTTCTTGTTATTACCCTTCTCGACAATGGCCGCAATGGTCTTGGCGTCAAAGTCAATGTTATGGCCGAGAGCCTCGCCAGCCTGCGCTAGTGATACGCCGCGAATGATCCGCGCTTCCCTGTCCACCGTCGCCGCCCCCTTGGTTGGCATCGCTCTGAATCGCTCTGTCACGTTCCTTTACTCCTTTCAAGAGTTCGTCAAACTCGGCATCGCTCACATCTTCGCCAACGTAACGGGTGTAAAGCCGCACTGCGTACCGTCGCAGGGCTTCGCTATCGCCCACCATTTGGCCCAGCCCTTGCAGCGATTGCACCAGATCCACCGCTGCCCCGGCCAGTTCTTGATTGTCCACGCTGCTAATATCGGGCGCATGTACGGTAATGTCCTGCACCGTCGCCGACCGATAGCGCCGATTGCCGACCTCTAGCCAGCGGTTGTAGGCGGTGACCGTCAGCAAGGATAGGATGTGACCGAAGTAGCGCTGCCGGCGCAACAGAAAACGGCGCCGTAGTTCGTCGGTGTCCTTGCCGGCTTTCATGCCTTCGCCCTCTGCTTCGCCCAGATCACCAAGCGTTGTGCCAGGGCCACCCGCGGTAATCATCCAGCGTACCGCCTTGCCGTCTTCTTTGGCGTCGCGTGCATTCAGGTTCGGCGTGACCGCTTCCCACTTTTCCGCGCCCTCTTCGGCTATGATGACGCTACCCGGCTGTGGTGGACGGGCGTAGCGTTGGCGCAAGTCGCCCATGAGCCGCTGAGGAGCGTAGACAATCCAGACAAAAGCCCGAACCGCAGCGTTAAGACGAACCCGATCCTCTAGCCAACCAGTGTATCGACGTAGCCAGGTGAGGATCGGAGCGAGATCGGACTCGCCACGGATAGCGCCAATTGGGCGGTTGACGGCAAAGTGCAGCATCCAAGGCCGTAGGCTATCCGCGCTGCTATCATAGGCGGCAATGTTGGCCGGTGAGATCCACCATTTTTCAGGCTCACCAGGACCAGTAGTTTCGCGGTAAGCTAATTCGGTCTCATAGTCACCATCTCGCCATTTCACTTCCTCGATCTGGCTAGCGGGGATGGTGCGGACTTCGCTCATACCATCAGGCCCAGTGAACAGGACCGGGAACAGTTCGCCAGCCCGCGCAAGTTCGTCGCTCCATTCATCCAGCCGTAGGTCCATGAGGTTCGACGGGTGATACCAGAAGGCGCGAATGAATTTCTCTAGCGGTCCGTACTCGCTGGATAGGGCGATGCCAGGGCCAACCACGTAGGATGTAGTCAGCCCAATTAAGCGCTTGGCAAGCGGGTTTGTGCGCCATGCTTCGCGTGCATCCGTCTGATCGGCCAAGAGTTCGTGCCAATCCTTATCTAGCGTCGTGCCGGCCGGGGAAAACGGCGCGCTCACCCCGTCATTGTCCTTGCCGACCTGCACCAGTTTGACCTTGGCAAAGGCAGCAAGACCGACGATCAGCCGTTGATACCAGTTCATTGCGCCAGTTGTAACAGCCATACAATGGTTCTCCCTAGCGATTCCCCGTCAGTACCAGCGGCCAGCAGAGCAAAAAAGCCAATGGTCAATAAGCCCAGGATGATGATTGCCCCGGTTTGACCCAGGCGGCCAACAAGCATGTCCATAAAGCGCCCAAGCATATCGGTAAGCCCTCCCTCTTTAGAATGTTCCACGGTCGTATTCTTCCAGCGGATCAGGTGCCGCCACCTCTGTTGACTGCTCCCCAGCGACGTAATTCCATTTGAGACCCGCCAGCGCGAGACAGAAGGCATCTGCGTAGTCGTCATGCAATCCCGTTGGCGCTCGGAGTGTTGACGCTTCGATGCTTGCCAGTTGCAGGCGGGTCTCTTGGTCAGGTATCGACGTAGCCTTTTGCTGAATTACTTCCGCCGCCAGGTCATAGAGAAGTTTTTTGCCCTTGACATTGCTCGACCAACCCGGCTTATCGTCGTAGCCCAGTAGAATGGCCGTTTGACCATTGTCGCGCAATTTTTGAATGGTTGCGTGACCGTGATTATTACGCTCTGGCATACATGGCGCGCTATTGTAATAAGCACTAAGCTGATCGATATATCCCGCGAATACGGAAGGCTCGACCTTCCCGACCAGGATCGCCACGAGGCCCCAGGTCTGAGCGTCCACGACAGTCGCCACAGAATCATCGCTGTTCGGGTTTCCCTCCGCACTATCCGCACCGATACAGTAATGCCTGCTCCCAACGGGCCGGTGAAACACGAGCAAACCAGGAAGTGCCGGCCCCGTTCCGCCGATAGGTTGAATGTCCGTCGAAACGGCTTCGAGCCAGGCGAAGGGGAACCGTTTGTCTTTTTGCAGTGGGGCCAGAGCTTGCTCGACGGTAGCCGGGTACTCTTGGAAAAGATCATCGTCACCATTGCCCATGCTGCGCATATCAGCAGCAATGCGGTCATACCACGCTTGATCCCGGTCTGGTCTCGCTGACCAAGGTAAGAAGATAGGCGAGTAAGCATTTTCCCCCTTCTCTGCCGCCCGAAAAATCTCTTTAAATGCCGACAGCGGACGCTTTTTGTCTACAGTAGAGATAAGAACCATTTGCCCACCAGCGTCGATTGTTGGCTTGACCGCATTTAGAAAGTCGGCCAAGTTGGGCAATAGATCCGACTCATCTATTACTGCAAGGCTCCCCGTGTAGCTGCGTCCACCGGTGGTAGGAAAGGCCATTGCTCTGGAACCGTTCGATAACGCCCACTCATGACTACTATTGACGTTGACGCTTCTGCACTTACACCAGCCCGGCAATCGTTCGTACATGCCCCTAACTCTGCGCAATAGCTCTTTGGCTTCCGTGTCGCGCAAGGAAAACAGCAAGATCGTTGCCGATGGACGAAAAATCATCAGCCAGAGAGCATACCCGATGGTCAGCCAAGTGATCCCAAGCTGCCGCGCCTTGAGGGCGATAAATTGCCGTTCTGTCATCAGCCGCTGCAAAACATCATGCTGAGCGGGCCAAAGGTGAAAGCGCACCCACGCTCGATCATTCGCGTTCTCGATCAACACATAGTTATGCAGAAAGTACGCTGGTGATCTAGAGCATTTCAGCCACTCTACACGGTCTCTGCTTGCGGCGTTGTCTTTTCCCATTCAGCAATTCCCCTTTGAGCCTCTGCCGCTTCGTCGGCGGTAAATTCAAAGCCAAGTTGCGGACTATTGTCGGCCTTGGCCTTGTAATCGCCCATAAGCTCTAGCGCCAACTTGCGATCCTGGTGGCCTTTTTCCGCATCCAGCGCACCGGTGACCAGGGCATCGTAAATGTCGCGACGGTAGGCCAGTAGGGGAGACGCTTGGATCTTCTTGACTTCGGCGTCAATCTCCGGTTGAGCCTCGCGCCACTTGGTGAACATCCGATCTGACTTCAGCCCGATGGCTTGGGCCAAGTCGTTCTGTGTCTTGGGCTTGCGCAGGCGACGCGGTGACGACATCCAGGCGATGTAGGCAGCTATCCGCCAGTTAAACCGCTGGCAAAGCTCTTCATACTCTCCATGCCAATCGTAGTGCTTCAAGGCAGATCGGGCGGATTCCGAACTATCAGAATCTTCTGGGACGTTGTCACTATGCGAATCTTCCGGTAATTCGGGTTGCGACGGCTTGTAGTTGCCTTGTTGGCCTGCATTACGCAAGCGTTTTAGTCGTTTGCTCATAAACTGACTGCATAGAACGGTCTGCGTTAAACGAAAGATGGGCGAGCAATGGTTTTATACCAAAAGAAAATTTTCGTTGCTCTGTGGCTTACCTATTGCGTCATCCGCTGGAAACGGATGTAGAAAGAGTGATGCCCTTCGTAATTCCACTTCTCGCCGGTTGAACCGACTTCCGCGGGGTGCATGGTGTGTAGGTTTTGGGCCACGTCAGAGGGTAGGCCATCGCCATCGACCCAGACAGACAAGCGTGCGCCCCAGTAAAGATCGAGATTGCCGTGGCCCAACTCCAGCGGACCGTCAACCTTATCAAGCGGTGCCGGTGGGGCAATTTCCCAAGGTTGGCGACCGGCCCATGTCCACATGATGCGCAGGCGTGGATCGCGCACCCGCCAGCCGTTGGCGTCAAAGACTTGGACGAAGACCGAGCGCTTCCCCTTGTTTTCGTCTGGGGATAGGTGCCGGGCAACGGTGATCGCCCAATAGGGACGTTCCGTGCCAACCTGCTGCACCGTCACCCCGTAGGCCGATGCTTGATTAAGGAGCGGAGGCCGCGCCAGTGTGACCGGAGTCGGCCCGACTTCGCCGCCGCCGCTGTCATCGTCAGGGAGATTGCGCACCAATGTGCGTAGGTTATCGATTGCTGCCAGTAGTGCCGCTTTGGTTGTTGCCATCAATCACCTCGTAATGCTCTGGATCGCACCGGATGTAATAGCCCTCGTTATCGTGACCAAGGGTGCAGAAGAACTCTTTGCGCAGTTGCAGCCATTTCGCCATCGCGCCAGGCGAAGGCAAAGCCGACAACCAGCGCTCTTTGGGCAATGGCGGCAGCTTGGATGCAATCAGAAGCGGCTTAAGCTTCTCTGTAGAAAACGTGGTTTCCGATTCTGGTTTTGTACTCAAGTTTCACGCGCCAGTCTGGGTAAATGTCATGCCGGCAGAAGTGCGTAGCGCCGTTGGTTTTATCGACCAACTGGTTCAGCGTCGCCAGAACGGCCAGGGTGAGAAAATGATCGGGGATCCAAGGCTTTGTTGTGCCAAGTCGCTTGACCCCTTCGAACTGATAGGGTTTCAAGATGACCTCGCGGATCGTGCCACCCCACCACCGAGGCGAGGCAACGCGGTTCTTAATTACCGAGGCGACCGCACATTGACCCGCGATCCCCTCCCCTTCCGCTTCCGCCCAGATAATATAGGCCAGCAGATCCAGAGATTCGGCTGATTCGTACCAGTTCCCGCCCATATAGAGTAACTCCCTTAGCGGATTAGTTGAGGCGCGCACCATGCAAATACCCGCGCTTCTCGTCGGCGGCCAACTTGGCCTGAATGATAAATTTCAGGTCAGGGACGCCATTTTCTCGCGCCAGCAACACGCAGTCAGCGACAAGGCAATTCAGCGACATAGCGATCATGGTGGCGTCGTTTTTGCGCAGGCCACGGGTGAGCGTGCCAAGCATTTCGGAAAGGTTGGCGGTTTGGCTGGTCGGCACATCGAACGTGCTTTCATGAAGATCGACGTGTAGCAGCCAAGCAACCTGCGCGACCACGATCACCACATCGGCCAGCTCGCTGACATTCCCCCCGCTCTCACTCCATTCGCCGATCTCTTCGGCCAAGCGCGCCAGCTGGGCCATAAGGCGGATGTTATGGAAGTGAATCGACGGCACGGCGCTATGAAAGCCGCGCTTGTGGACTGATTCAACTGCCTGATTAAAGATGCTCAAGTTACCCCCTTAGCCAAAATATGATAAGCCACGACTCGAGCAGCGACAGCCCAACCACCGCAGCGACAACGCGTTCGAGCAGCCATAAGCGAGAGGCAAGCAGCGCCATATCTCGATTCAGCATGAGCTCAATTTTTGCCACCTGCTTTGATAGCTCATCTATCTTTGCGGCGAGTTGTCTTTCACTGCTATCAATCATTGTGTAGCGTCCACCTACGTAGAGATACGTTTTTGTCGCGCCCCGTTTGGCGTATTCGTATGCTTGGCTAGGGTTGCCGGTTGTTGACAGCGCACGAGCAAAGCGGGCTGCTACCCGTCCAGCGTCCCGATCCCCAACATCGGCAATCGTGCAGATGACGCCGGCGCCCCATCGGTTGCTAATCCCCTGCGCAATTTCAAGGCTGCTACAGGTGTTCAACACGATGAGCGCAAAATCTTTGGCGTAGTCGATTAGCTCATCTGTGCGCCATAGTTGATCGTCTGATAGTCGCACCCCATCTGGCCCACCATGCGCAGCAATCCAAAGAATGTCATACTCGCCGGAGTCATCAAGAATTTCTTGCAGTGTGACCGTGCCGAGGATCGGGGTTACATCTAGTCCGCTACGTAAAATGTCTTGGACTTCGTCTTCAACGACAAGTCCAGTTGATCGGGGCGCTATCAGCAGAATTTTTGGCATAAAAAAAGACGATTCCCCACCCACAACGCGAATGGCAACCGTCCGGCGCAGATAGTAACACGTTTGTTGTAGGGCGGCAAGTATGGCGTTTGTCGCCCTAAGACGCAGAAAGGGCGACCTGTTTCCAGATCGCCCTTTCTGCTCACTCTTCCCATCAACCAAAGGAGGTAACCATGCGTTGTCGTCCGCGGGCGAGATTGTACCATAATTTTCAATAGCCGCAAAGTATCAACAATTTGTCTTATTGACAAGCGGGTTACTTTGGGTTATGATAGGCGGCAGTTGGTGATGGTAATTTTGCGTGAGCGGTTTAGATAAAAAAGTTCCCGTTGCGGGGACGGTCGGAACATCCGCAACGGGAGTCGGTTGTGGTGCAACCTTTCAGGCGCATTCCAATCTCTATGGAGGTTCTGTTACATGGTACAACGTTTTGCAATCGGTGTCAAAAGTGGCTTTACGGTTGCCGTTTTTGGCACTTTCGTTTTGCTAATGTCGCTGTCTTTTGACAGTCTGTCAGGCATACATAAACAACGTTTTGTTAGACTATTCTGCATTCGATGGTGCGTGGTGGCGGTATGACAAAAATTGCGTTCTATCAACAAGGGTTGGCTATCGGGTCACAGTTCGATACGACGATACTCGCCGGCACCAAAAGCCCCAACACGATCCAGCAGTATCGCAACCACTTCGCCGCTTATGTCCTCTTTGCCGCCAGTTGGGGCAATGCACTACAACCCGCGACGCTGGCCCGTTGGCGGCAGAACATGTTTTCGGATGGCTACCAAACGCAGGCAGGCGACCGGCGTCAGTACAGCGTCAGCGCAATCAATCAGCGGTTAGCGTCCGTGCGGTCAATCATGGCGGAAGCGGCCCAGCAAGGTTATATTTCGTATGAGCTTGCAGAACAGTTTCGTCATGTAAAAGGCTTGCGCCGGTCAGCCAACAAAGATCGGGTACGCAAGCACGCACGGACCCCCATCAGCGCGGAAGATATGGCCCGCATCACCGAGGCACCCAACGTAGCGACCCCGGCAGGTAAGATGCACCGTGCGCTGTTGATGACGCTGGCTGAGTGCGGTATGCGTATCAGCGAAGCGGTAGCGCTCAAGGTGACGGATCTTCAATGGCAAGACGGCGAGGATGGCGCCGGTTGGGTGGCATGGGTTTGGGGTAAGAATATGGATGAGGCCGAGGCGCGACCGCTGGGTAAGCGCGCCAAAGCCGCTATCGACTCCTGGTTACGGGCGCGCGACCGGCTTGGCATCGAATCGCCGTTTGTCTTCACATCCTTTGGTGGCCGCGGCAGTCGTGACCCTTCGCCCAAGCCCATGACGCGGGTTAGTGCTTGGCAGATGGTACAGCGGTATGCTGCCAAGGTCGGGCTAGAGCATATCAAGCCGCATGACTTTCGCCGGTTCGTGGGGACGAAGTTAGCAAAGAGGGATATTCGGATTGCCCAGAAGCAGTTAGGGCATAAGAGCATAGAGACCACGGCGCGCCACTATGTGATCGACGGCGTTGCGCTGGGTGCGACGGATAATCTATTTTAGAATCGTTCTAGGGAGCAAGAATCATGTTTCAAGTGCAAAAGCTCAGCCACAAAAGCGACGAACTTTTCATCACGCATCCAGAGAAGCCGTTGCATGTCATGCGGTTGGCCAACATCGCCGAGTTGACCGAGTTGCATACCGCAATCAGTGAGTATCTAGCCGGTCAACGTGTGGGCGAGTTCATCGGCAGCGCGCAGGCTCAAGAGATCGCACGAAGTGAGGGGTTCGAGATCCCAATCACTTCGCTGGTCAACGCCTGCACGCGTGGGACAATCCCGGCAGCGCACAAGAAGCGGGGACGCTGGTACATGCCAAAGGCCAACTTTGAGGCATGGTTCCAGGAGTGGAAGGCCAAGCAGCAGGCCAAGTAGTTTTCAGGGCGCATCCGGTAAGGGTGCGCCTTTTTTTTTGGGAAAAAGGTGGTGTGATCGGCTATTCGATCCCGGCGCGCTTTCGATCCTGGTTCTGGCAGGACGAAAAATCACTCCATGGTGCGCCCTGCTGTCAACCTCACTCTTCGGGTTGTTAATGGCTTGCACCTCCGTTCGTGGCGTGCCTGCAATCATTCGTCTTAGTGGCGTTGGATCGCCGTGACCGAGAGTTGGCCGCAAGGGCAGTCAGGAGGGGTTTTAGATAGTTGGAACGGGCCCTCGCTCTTAATTCTCCCGTAGGTGCGGTTCGGATCATTCTGTTCGTCCGTGCGTTGATCCCCGTCCACGTTTGATCATGTCTCCGGGATCGAACCAGCAGAGCCTGCGCTTCGGAGTTCGGCAACCTGATCCCCGCTCTCGCCCGATCTCCGCGCACTTGCGTTGACGTTGGTTGGCCTACGGCCAGCGGGGGGGCCCCTACCCGCTCCCGCTCCCGGCTCCGGTGCAGTCGCTCCTCCGCCGGCCGGGGGCGATCTGCCCCCAAGCACCCCCGCACCCCCGCCGCGTTTGTAACTCATTCCCGAATTTGAGGCAGAAACTTGAAGCCCACGCGAGCCAGCAAAGATCCTATCTTGAAACCATCGCCGAAGCGCAATCTCACGCCACAGCGGATCACAGATCGCAGGACTCACGCCATTCTGGTTTCCCGTGATTATTTTCCCTCGCCAGTCCCTCCAACTTATCATCGTGGTTGGCCTGGCGAGGAAAAATAATGTCTGAGTCAGTTTGAATTTTGTTTTTGGATTTGTGTCAACTGCGAGGCTCAACTTCGCAAGTCTACATACCCATTCTTGCCAGCATGCCAAACCTTGTAACATTCCAAGCAAATCCAAAAACAAAATTCAAACTGCCTCAGACGGTAAGCCGGCAGGTCGTGACACCCTAGATCCCACCCCCCTCTTTTTTGCCGATTAACAGCGGGCGGGCGATCTTGTCTCCGTTTCTCAATCTCACGCCGCCACAAAAATTTTTCCTAATATGTGGGGTGGCGCCCGCGCCGCGGTGGGCGCGCGGGTGGCGGCCGGGGGTTTGCCGCCGCTCCACTTCATTCTCTCGTTTTTGCTTCTGCCGCTTCCGCTTTCATCATCATCAGAATTTCCCTAATAATATCGCTGTCTTCGTGCGCTCTCGCCCACCAGCGCGCCGCCTCTTCTGGCGTGTCCGCCATTTCTGCCTCTGTTTGGTGCGCCTTCGCTCGCTGGTTCAGCATAATCAGTAATTTTTTGTTCATTTTGCCCTCCGTGCGTCCTTCGTTTTTTTTGTTCGTTGCCATCACATTATAACCCAAAATAATCCGCTTGTCATCCTTCTTCTGTCGCGTTCCCTCTGCGTCTTTTGTCCTGTCTCCGCTCCACCTTTCGTCGCTTGCGTTCTGGGTTGCTTTGGGTTATAATATCTGTGTGTGTTTGTTGTGGTGCCTCGCTTTTGGGGCTTTTCGCTTGGGGGTGTCCTGTGGTTGCTCTTCCTTCTTCCGTTGTTGCGGGTGCGTCGTCCCGGTTGGCCCTGGCTGGTGGGGCGGTTGCGGTTTCGTTCGCTGGTGGCTCCCGGCTGGCTCGGCTGGCGCGTGCGTTGGCGTGGGTGCGCTCGTCTCGCTCTCTGTCGGCGTGTGTGGGCTTCTGTGGCGGTGCGTGGTGGCTGGTGGTTGCGCCTCGTGGTGTGGCGGTTGGCCCTGCGGCTGCTGCTCTGGGGTTGCGTCGGGTCTCCTGGCGCCGTGGCTGCGTCGCTCGTCTGGTTGCGCTTTAGGCGGTTGGGGGGTTTTCGTGGCTGCTCTTTCTTCTTTCGTCGTTGCGCCTGCGGGGGTGTCGCCTGCGGTGGTCGGCTTCTGTGGCTCCCGGTCGCTGTCGGCGTGCTGGTTGCCGCTGGTCTCGCGCGTCGTGCGTGGTGCGGTTGCCGCTGGTTTTGCTCCTGCGGTTGGCTGTTGCTTGGGCGCTGACGCGCTCGTTTTGTCTTCCGCGCTTGTGGGTGGTTTTGCGCCCCGTCTCTCTGTGCTGGCTGCGTTTGGCCCGTGCGGGTCGGGTGCGTGCGCGTCGTCTGCGCTGTCGGGTGTGCTGTCGGCTGCGGCGGCGGGCGCGTCGGTGTCGTGGTGGGCTGGCGGCGGCGCGTCGGTGCCGTTGGTGGGTCGGCTGGCGCGCCGTTCGGCTGCGTTGGTGCGTTTCTCTGGCGGCTGGGCCGGCGCGCCGTTCGTGGCCTTCGTCGGTGCGGCTTGCCCCGGTGGCGTTGTTCCCGGCGGGGTTGCCCGTTCGTTTTCGGGGTCGGGGTCTGGTTCGTGGGCCTCGCTGGCGCTGGCTGCTGGCTCCGGCCGGTCTGTGTTTGCGTTTTGGTGCGCCCCCGGCGCGCCTGCTCTGCCGGCGTGGCCCGGTGGGGCGTGGGTGCCGGTTGTCTCTGGTTGGCTGTCTGGGGGCTGGGCGTGGGTGCCGGTCTCCCGTCCTTCGCTGTTGTTTTCTGTCGCCCCGGCCGTTTAGCCGGGGCTTTTTTGTTTTCCGTTCGTGGCCCCGTGGTGAGGGTGTGTGCTGGCTGTGCGCCCCCCGCCTCGCCTTGTGGCCCCGTGGCAAGGGCGTGTGCTGGCTGTGTGTCTCCCGCCTCGCCTTGTGGCCCCGTGGCAAGGGCGTGTGCTGGCTGTGTGTCTCCCGC